AGTATGAGTGAAACTTCTTGTCAAGTAGATAGATCTTAGTGTGCTTCTTTAGAAAGTCTTCTACTAACTTTAACTCTAGAGAAAAGCCTTCTGAGTGATTGATCACAAATACATAGCCTTTCTTACCGTTGTTATAATATACTAAACTAGCTCTTGACAGTTTAGGATGGTAATAATCGTTAGAAGTGACTATTTGTATAAACGCTTCGTCTGAAAGCTCTAGACGCTGAAGTTGTTCTTTATCTTCGATGATGAAATACATAACCTGTTATTAGTCACAATAATATACTATTGTATCGATAGTAAAAAAACTATCTATAGAGTAGGTCTAGCAAATTTTGCGTAGTCACCTCCAATAAAGTCAACAATGCCTAAGAAGGTTCTATTAGCCGATTCAGTCAACCTTTGATTTGTGTCAATGATACCTGGTATAACATTGTACTGTGATTGTCTTGTACTCTTTAATGGGCCTGTCAACTTCCAAAGTATAGTTGCAGTTTGGTAAATTGATATGTCGTAGTCAGCAGTTCCATTCACAATTGAGTTGTACTCGTCTTGAGATATCTCTGTAACAAACCCACGCTCATTTTCTTTCTTAGTGAAGTAGCGTATAAGATAACCTTTTCTATAATCTTGCTCAGTTGGTTGAGGATAATAAGAGTTAGGTTGACCTGGTATTCTAGTGTTGTTAGTTGTAGATACAAAAACCCCGGTTTTACTAGCCAGCTGTTTTTGATTTCTTACAGACAAATTAGAGTTAGCTAAACCAGGAGCTGATAAATAAACAGAAACTCTTTCTAGAGGTTCACTAGGCCCAACCTCAGGAGTAGACCCTGTAAATGCTCTACCATCGTATGTTTCGTAATACTTACCAGAATAAGGTTGTCCATCTAAAAGGAATTCTCCTCCTATGGTATTTAAATTTGGTTGAATGGCGAATGATGGATAGTATCTTAACATCACACTAGATTTACATTGTTGTTAAAATTACTAATCTCAGAAAGCAAACTATTAGAGTTAAAGTTGTTTACTCCTACTTTTCTAAAGTATCCTAATACACTAGCTACATAACCATTAGGATCATTGTTGTCTGAAGCTGGTGCGTAAACATTTATATACTGTACTAACGTATTAGCATTAGTATAATTTTTATTTTGTTTACTTATAGCTCTATTTATGTAATTAACTAAAGCCTGAGCTCCTTCTTCTAACGTAGCAAATTGTTGAAAAGGTCCTTGAACTGATCTCAAATTCCCAGGATTGTTATTTCTATATGCTTTAGTGTTAGGATAATAACCTTCTAAAGTTGCTTGAGCTAAAGCCAATATTTTTACACCAGTAGTAGCGTTAGTTTTATTAATAGCGTCTACTAAGTTTTTCCTAGCTTCTCCACTAGGTATAGTTACGTTTGCAGGATTAACATAATTAGAATAGGCCTGTGTAGGGTTCACTCCAAATTGAAGACTTGTATTAGCAGGCCTTTTTATAGATCCAACAAAATCACTCTTATACTTTAAGAATATCATGTTAGCTCTAACAGCTGTTGTCCATTGATTATTCTCAATAGTATTAGTTAAACCTACTACAACAAAGCCGACTTTATTAACATGGTCTTGTGATAAACCTTTTTGATTTCGTACTATACGATTATTATAAGTGTATGGAAGAAGCTGATCTGATATGGTGAAAGCTTGGCCCATAGTAAAACCAGATATACCATCTGTTGTAAAGTTAACAGATACAGGGATCATTGAAGATGCTCTTGTAGGGTATTCGTTATTTTTTACCTTACTCATCTTCTCTATATAGTAGTTAGTAGCTTGAGAAACGTTTGCTTCTGAAGGGTTGATTTTACTGTAGAAGTCAGATATAGTTTGATTAAATTGTATAGCAGCAGCTTTCACAGTGTCTTGATCAGACGTAACACTTCCAGTTATATCTCCTTTAGTTGGTATAAATCTATCTTTATAACTAGTGTTAATAAAACCAAAACTATCACCATTAGTAGAAAGGGTAGATTTTCCTTGAACGTCTGCATTAGCCGATATTGCTATCATGCTACTTAACTTACTACTAACATCTGTTCTTATTTCTAAGCTTTTAGCAATACTGTATTTCCCTACTAATGGAATTTCATCTGTATTGTCTGGTTCTAACATCTCTTCTTCTGGGAGTGTAGGCACAACTTGATCATCTACTATATGAAAAGTGTTTCCTCCGTCATTATAAGCTAGTCTTAGAACGCTAAAGTTACCTAAATACTTGTTAATGTCTAGTATGATTTGCTCTAAAAATGTCTTTAGATATATACTATTAGTGCCGTCTTTTAAACTATAGTCTCTTACTAATTGTATGATGTAATCTATATTTAGCAATATATTCATCATTCTTCCTCTATATATACCATCATTTGATTCACCAAATTTAATAGACGGTATTTGACTAGATAAAACGTCTTGTTTAAATGTATTAAATAAAGGAGTGTCTGATGTACTTCCTGACAGTGGAAGTATACTTGTTTGATTAGCGCTTAAAATCTCTTTTGAAAACAATTCTTGATAGTCAGAAAAACCTCCTTCAAAAGGAATTAACACTTTAAAAGGATTAGTGCTTAAGTGCTTTGTATTAGTTAAAAAGAAGTTTACATTAGGATTAAAATCAATGTACACTAAAGGAGTCTGGGATGCTTTATCTTTAGTATCATATATAGTACAACTATGATTGAGTATCATTAGTAGTAGTCCTAATGGAATATATACGGGGTGATTTGTAGAAACGCCTTTTACAATCTCTTGATTTATTTGATATGGTACTACATAAGCATTTAGTAGAGTTTGAAAGTCTACCTCTTTGCCTTTTAATTCTTGTTGTGTAGCACGACCTGCCATTAATTCGGTAGCAAACCCGTATTTAGATTGAAGTATTAATCTTTCTTTTGGGTTCCTAGGATCAACAATAGATACAGTTTTTTCTATCAAGTCTGTTATATAGTCAGAAAAAATACCGTTAGAAAATATCTGTGTATAAAAAGGAGTTCCTCCTTGTGTTTCATCTTTTTTATCCCATATAGGTAATGTATAAACTTTTCTACCTATTTCTAGATCAGGAGTCTTTGTTTTATTTATAGCTCTATTTAAAGCATGAACTTGTATTGTTCTTAGAGTTAGTTCAAGTCCTGATTGTAATTGTAAAGATTGTTCTATTTGTGTATTAGCTGCGTCTTGACCTTCTGCTTGCTGTTCTGTTGTTGAACCTTGATTTTGACTAGCAATAGCAGCTTGTACTACTTTATAATCAGGAGAATTTGCTCCTTTTACTATACTCTGTATTAGAGCGGTATCTGTAATAAACAAAGATACTTTTACAGTTACATCAACATTTCCTACAGATTCAGTAGTTACTGTTCCTGTCGTAGTTTGTCTACTTACTTCTACTTTATCATTTACTGAAACTACAAGATCTTTTGTTAGTGATATTATTGGAAACCTTGATATCTTGTCTACACTATCAGTTATATTATTAACAGTTGAGTCTATTTCACCGATATCAGGATATTTTAGTGTCGCTATACCTAGTGTAAGATTTGATACAGTAAAATTACCGTCTTGTTTTATCTGGTTTATAGCTTTAGTATAAACCTCTTCTGCATTTATGCTATCTCTTGAAAATTGAGGATTTACATTATCAAATTCTACTTTGATTCCTACCGGATACTTTTTGCCATTTGCTCCAGAATAAGAAAAAGTAATTCTTCTTCTAGTATCTCTAGTAGACTCACTTTGAACAGACGCTCTAAACATTCTAACTTCTAAAGGTAAGTTCTGAGATATCTGAGCTAAAGATTCTATTGAAAGAGGATTTGTAGCATTTACATTAACAGCAGGAGTTCTAGTTGTAGAAAATCTATTGAATGAATCAAAATATACTTGAACTTTATTGAATAGTTTAGTTGTGTCTATGTTAATTGATTCTACTAAATCTGTTGTATTTTCTCTAGGTATTAGTGCTCCTAATCTAGGAACTATTAGTGACCAACTTCTATTTTTTACATCATAGAAGTAATCAAAATTAGTAGCACTAACTGCTTCAGAGTTTGCGATACCTGCTTTTTCAACTATTTTTAACTGTTGTTGAGCATTTGGTTCTGCATCTACTTTATTAATCTCTTTATTTAAGTACTTGAGCAGAGATTCTTGAGACGCTTCTTCTTGTTCTTTTTTCTTTCTAGCTTCTTCTTCTGCTAGTCTTTGCCTTTCTTTTTCTTCAGCTTGAGCAATTTGTACAAGCGTGTTGTTGTACTGTCTAATTTCTTCTGATAATATATTAGGTAGATCCTTTGGATTATTGATCTTAATAGCATCTCCTAATATACCAAGAGCCATTAGTTTAAGAGTACAGTCATATCCTCCATCTTGATTATAAGTAAAATTAAAATTAGTCACCATTCCAAGAAGAGCATCGTAGTTACCTTCAGACTGTCTGATGTTTCTACTTATTTGTATGGCTATCTCTTCTTTAGTTAAGTTCTTTCTAAAAGGATCTATTGAATATAATTCAGACGATTGAATTCTGTCACTTCCTTGAGGATAGAAAAACGTTTGTCCCCACTCTAAGAACATGGTAAAACCAAGCTTAAAATAAAGAGCGTCGATAATGTCTAACTGCGCTTTATCCCAACATTTAAAACTGATAGTTGCAGATCTAAGAGAACCTAACTTACCTTGAGTGTCAATACTAACTGAATTAATACCTGGCATCGGTCTATAACCAAACTGTTGAATCTCATCATTTCCTAATATGCCATAAGCACCGTCTTTACCAAGACCTGATCTTTGTTGATACGAGTTCTCTCTTAAGTATTTTGATGTACCTCCAAACAAAACAAACTGTTTAGCAAGGTCCTCTTTATTTTTTATACTATCACCGACTACTCTTCTAAAGTATTCTACATCTGATGGGTTTATAATATCAACAGAAGAAACAAGCCTAATCCACGCAGTTTTATTTGCTATAAATAAAATGTTATCGTTGTCTCTAACATCTTTAGCTCCTTGCGAGGCTCTAGTTCCTAACTGGTTTATTAACCATTGTGGAATTTTGCTGCCTAGAATATTTGATATCTTATTACTATCAAAAGGCATAACTATCTCGTAGCGTTTACTAGTTTATATGTGTTAATTGCGCCTGCCAAATCTACTGGTATACGAAGTTGTGTTCCTGGTTCTACTACTAGTGAATCTCCTGGTAGTGCATTTGCAGAAGCAATTACCCACCAAAAGCTAGAATCACCATAGAAATCAAAAGCCAACAGGTCTAATCTATCACCTAATACTGTAATAACGTAATTATCGTCATTAGTAGGCGGTATTTCAGGATAAATATTATTTACATAGTATTGACTACCTGTGGCTGCTAACTTTATTACTTCTATATTTTGATATCTGTAGTTCATCGATTTGTAGGTATGACTATATTATTTGGTACTGCAGGAATTCTTGGAGGAGTTGGAGGAGGCACATTTACATTTCTCAATCTTGATGCTTCTTGAGCTGTAGCTTGTCTAGTTCCTAATTCAGTTTGTTGTTGATAAACTGGCTTAATAAAAGTAGTAGGATCATTAGGAGACGACTTAGGAACATTTGCAATTAATGCAGCCACATTAGTTGTAACTGTTTCAACATCAGTTGCAGTATTAGCTTCAGTATTAACTCTAGAAGTTGTAGTAGAAGTAACTGATGGTCTCTTAGGAAGTATGTCCATAATAGGCTTAAATGAAACAGTCACATCTATTACTTGAGGTAATTGTGCAATTTCACCAGATTGATCATTTTCTAAATTAATCTCCCAAGGCGTATTATTGTCTACAGTTAGATTGATTGATTCTAAGAAGCCAGGAACACGATATAAATAGTCTCCTACTGTTACACGAACAACAGGCGCTCTCATTATACCTTGATTAGGACTATAGTCTGGATAAACTTGACCTAAAAGTGTATTGAGCTTATTATATAAAGGTCTAAGTTCTTCTCTAGATTGAGCAGCTACTCTAAAAGAGAAGCCTATCGTTCTATCAAAGCCTTGATAAGTATAGAAGTTTTCACCTCTACCAATATATTTAAATGCGTTTAATTGAGCTGAATTAGTATCAGTTATACCTGCAGTTAAAAATGCTCTAAAGAATATTGCAGTTGAATAAGTAGGTGCATCATTAGAGATAGCCTCAAAAACAAATTTAACAAGATCTTGTGTTTCATCTTGATAAACTTCCCAAGGTGCTTGATCATTTCTAAATAAGAAAGGATAGGTTAAGTTTAGTTTATCTTTTTTATTAACAAAGAATTTGTAGTCTACGGATTGTTCTTTAGTCCATGTATTAGGAAAAATAACAGATCCTTGAGCATCATTAATCTTTTTTCTAAAGTCTTGAAGCTCTGGCTTAGGGTTATTTAAATTAGACTTCTGTTGTAATAATTGATCATAATTCATTGCAAAAGAAGAAACTAATTTAGTTGTATCTACAGCTCTTGCAATAGTAGTTGTACCAATACCATAAACAGAATTAGGCCCTCCTAAATATTGATATATCAAATTTCTGTTAAGTGATATACCTAAAGTGTTTACTAAGTTAATATCTGGAACATTTGCAGGGTTTGCGAAAGGATCTCCTGTAGTCATCTTAAGGCCTAAAAGATTATATAGCCTATTAGACGCTTTCTGATTATTTACGTTTTGAGCATTTACTATTGAATAGTAGAACTTCTCAAATGGATTAAATGGCACTAAACCTGCTCTATTAGCGTGAAAACCTGTTCCAGATACTCCTACTTGAGCTAAAGTATTTGCACCTAAGTTATATACTCTAGTGTTCTCTAATAAGCCAGGATAAGGAAGCCCTTGAGGAATACCAAACAAAGTGTTACCTGTTTCGATCTTAGGGTTAGATAATTGTAGACCTACTTGCTTTTGAATAAAAGCAGTGCCTCTAGGCTTATCTTCAAAAAACTTTCTGATTCTTGATCTGTCTATTCTACTAGATACAGTAAATGATTGTGTACCTAAGTTAAACTCTAATTGACCTCCTCTAATAGGGAAGTCTAAACCTCCAGTTGAACCTGGTCTATAGATAGGTTGAACTGTGCCAGTTGCATTAGGTGTATCTGGCATTATGGTTTGAATATAAGGTAGGCCTGACGAACCATATCCTGGTCTATCATTACCGAACCTTAGGTTCTTAAGGTTTGTTTGTAGATCTATTAGAGGCATTTATACTATTATTTTGCCATTTGGCCAAATTGTGTTTCAAAATATTCTTGAGTCACAACTTTCTCTACAGACTTACCTGTTATAGGATCTACGGTTACCATTACATATACTTTAGGTTGGTTACCAGATCCTCTAGCCATGCTCATGTTATCTTGAGTTGTAGATGTTACATTATTAGTCGTTGTTGAGGTAGCGGCTTTATCTCCAACACTAACTCCACCAAAGTCTCCACCTAATGATCTAATTCTGTTAGGAGCATCTTTTGCAAATGCTTCAAATTTTCTTTCAAAACTCTCATCTATACCAAAACCAAAAGTTATAAAGTCTATAGCATTTATGAGACCGTTAGCAATTCCTAAAACAGCTTCAACTGCAAAAGCAAAGAAGTCTCTAAGTTTACTTATAACAGCTTTGATATTTTCTGGCTTAGAAATATATTCGAAAAAGCCTTCTATCTTTTCTATAATACCACTTTTCTCTACAAAGTCAGCTATTGATTGTTTTATCTTTTCCATAAAACCGCCGATCTTTTCTTGAAGAGAGGCGTTTGTTAAGTTTTGATAAGCTTCTTCACCAGTAAGTCTAATGATCTCTTCTTTAGATTTACCTTGCGCTTTTAATGCTTGTACTTTTGCTTGTGCATCTTTAAGATCTTTTGCGCCTAGTTTACCTAACAACTCTTGTTGCTTCAACATGTCTCCCATTTGATCTCTAGACATGCCAAATGCAGAGGCTAGAGACTCAGCTTGTATACGATTTAACTTTAAAAAGTCTTGAGCAGATCCAACTTGAGTTGTTATTTCTTTAGCAGCAGTTGCAAGATCATTGTTCAAGAAAGCTTCACGAGCTTTAGTTAAGTTAATATCTTTTCCAGTTAATAATTGAGCTTCGAACTCTTTTGATATAGAAGATTCAAAGTCTAAGAATGAATCAGCTATAGAGTCTAACTGCTTCAATTCTATGCCCATTGACTTAACAGCAACTAATGACTTAGTTAATTGAGACGGGTATTTAGAGAAAGATAAACCTAAATATCCACCTAAATTAGATGCTTCTTTAAGAATCTTCTGATAATTAAAACTAATTCCTGTTGCTTGTTTTAAACCTGCTACTTGTGATAAAACAGATTTAGTTATACCTTCTGAAGATTGGCCTGTTAATGTTGACGCTTCAACTATACCTTTTCTTGTTTCTAAGTCAAGGCCTGCTATATCTCTTAACTTAATGTTAGTAGCTAACTGTTCATTAGTAAGTCTATTTGTTACATCTAAAGCATCAGCTAATTCCATTTGAGACTCAACCATCTTTTGGCTATTGATGAATAAGTCTCCAGAAGAAATACTAAGACTAGCAAACTCCATTTTAATTGCTCTAGCTTCACCTGTTGAAAGGTTCATGGCTCTTGCAAACTTTACAGTTTGATCTTGTATTCCTACTATATAATCAAATACAGATTTTAATCCGCTAACAATCCCTCCTATAGCGGCTCCGGCTAAAGGTATTGCGGTCAAAGGATCTGTTATAGCTTCTTTTAAACCAGCAGCACCTGCTTTTCCTAATATACTTAATTTATCTAAGAAAGTTATCTTTTTCCCTTCAGACTGTAACTGTCTTGCTTTAGTTACCATCTGAGAATAAAACTCCGTTCCTATTCCTAATTTATCAGAGAATAATTTAAATGCAGCCCCACTAACTCCTATTTCTTTATTTAATTGCTTTTCTAGAGCTAATTCTTTTTCTCCTTCTTCTGTTTGCTTTTTAGCTATTTCTAGTTGTTTTTCTTGGGTATATAAACTGATAGCCTCAAGATCTCCTTGATTCTTCAGAATGCCCATCATAGCTTTCTCTACATCAAAAGATCTGCCTTGTGCGGCCAATCTTGTTTTCTGTGCTTCTGCTGTTCTTCTAGCTCTATCTAAACTATCTTTAGCAGTTTGTGAAACTTCTCTTTCTAAATCAGAAAGTTTCTTTCCTTCTAAAAATTCTTTCTGTCTTAATCTAAGTAACTCTTGGTTAACCTGTTTTACATTAACACTATCTTTATTTAGAGAGTTAAGTCTAGCCTCAATTTTAGAGTATGCAGTATCCATTCTCTTAAGATCAGCTATAGCATTTTTCAAGAGATTATTATAATCTCCTTGATCATCTAATAGCTGCCTTAAAGTCTGCCTCAACGCTTGAGGATCTTGTCCTTGCGGTGTATTCTGAGGTCCTGTTGGTGGAATAGGTGGTGGCATTTACATTATACTGCTTACGAATAAATATTTACCTTTTGGTTTTTACCTTAGATACAAAGGTAGGCTCTTCAGGCTTTTTGACAAAGTCTGGCAGTTTGATTTTAGACATGTCTGTCTTCTCAGTAACTTTCTGCTGGCCTTCATTACGGAGCTCTTCTACCTTTTCAAGGTATTGGTTAATCTTCTTAAGGTTAAAACGCCTAGTAGTCACAGGCATATTCCATACCTCGGTCCAACTAAAACCTCCTCCACCATGGTAGGTGAGTTCAAAGCATTCTGTCATGAATGCGGACCTATAGTCCGCTCCCGGGAAAAAAGAACTCTGCACCCATCGGTAGGGTTGTTTGTATTTCGGTAGAGTCTTTCAAAGTAAATGATACTGTTGTATCGATATCTGGGGTTATATCAGCAATATACTTTCTGAGTGCAATAGAATCTCTAGATAAAAGGTATCCTTGATCAATAAAATCACGAATTGACTTAACAGAATAATCATTGTTAACAGATGTGATCTGATACTTAAGTCTGGTAGACAAGATACCAGCATCTTGGCCTACAACTTTCTTCATACCTTTGATCTCTTCATCAATCTTCTTGTCATCAGCTACTGTCAAGATCTTGAACGTTACTTCGTTCTTAGAATAGGGTAGAGTGAAACCGAACTCGTTCTTGTTACCAAACTTAGACCAATCTAACTCTCTATACTTTAGAGTCTGTAAATCAACTTCTACTTTCTCTTCTTCATCAGTACTAGGGTTAGTATACTTAAAAGTGTAGTCTTTACCGTAGGCTAGAATTCTAGCGGCTATTAGTAAGCCATTCCTGTCACCCAAGGTTAGGTCTTCGTAGTTGATAGGTGATTTGATTAGGCTCTTTAGCATCTTCTCGATGGCGAGGCCCTGGCGAAGCAGGTTGACATTTGTAAGGATGTCTTCCTCTTTTGCCGTCATATACTTCATTTCAACTTGGCCTGAAGATAGTGGATTCTCTTTTGGGTAGATAAGACCTTTACTTGGAAGGTCGATCATTTCTGTAGGTACCGTAAACTTTTGTTCACTCATAAACTATTGTCTTTTATATATAAATATATGAATACTAAATTTACCAAAATAAAAAAAGCCCCTAGTAAGGGGCCTTTCTTTTTGGAGGTATAAGTAGCGTATTAGTAATTTAACACGCAATAGTCCATTCCGATAGACATAGTCAATTCAGTTGGATCTGATGTTGACCAGTCGTAGCTTCCGAAGGTAGCTTCTTTAATGAAAGCACCTTTGATGATCCACTCACTTACAATGTCACCTACTGGTCCTAAGATAGATAGGTTAAGATCTTTCTTATAGAAGTCAGAGTAACCATCACGGCCTGTTACAGATTCGTGGTGTAGACGTACCCACTCAATCACAGCTTGTTGGCCAGATGGAGAGATTGGGTTATAAAGAGACAAAGTCATATCACGCCATTCTGCTTTACCTTTGATCTTACGGTAAACATTGATGTGATCTAACTTGATCTCATTTAGAGTAACACCAGGAGCGTCTGCCTTCTTGATCATGTAAGATGGAATACCATCGATGTACATGATAAAGCGGTTTGATACTGTAGGTTCAAACGCTGTGAACATTATTTCATTTGGATCCAATACTGGCATTGTATATGCGATTTAGTTTCTTACTATAAATATTCAATAACTAAATTATTGTTTTTCTTCTTTCTCCTCTTCTTTGTGCTTCTTCTCGTTGAGGCTCTCTTCCATTTTCTTGATTTTCATCTCGAGCATGTCTTTAGCCTTCTTCAACTCATCCATTGTTCTGTCTTTCTTTTCAGCAATACCTGTAGTTTGACTAGCTTTGAAAGCGGCACCTTTACTCTTCAAGCAATTAACGATAAGATTGTCTCTATCAACTTTAGGATTAGACTTCTTTTGAGAGTTAGCATCTTCGATACAAGCTTTAACTACATCTTTTGGTGCATCTACAACTGCTGGATTATAAAAGATTTTATCAGAAGCAGCGCGAAGCATGTCCATTACACCTTCTTCAACTTGATCAACTTCTTGAACTTGTTCTACTTCTTCTACTTTCTTCATGCCGTCTTTTGGAGCCTTCATTTTCTTTTCTTTAACTAACTCCATACCAGCGCCAAGATTATGCTTACCTTTTTTGGCTTCAGATAGGGTCAACTGCTCTTTTACACTCTCGTATAAGTGAGCTGGTACTTTGATTCTTAATATAGTATTATCGTTCATCTGTGGTTTATTTTATATTATTGACCAAATGTTGCACCAGTCGGAAGAATGTTGAAGTCAAGTTGGATGAATTCAGCAGTCTTAGTTGGCTGTAGATAAATTGTACCAACTAATTGGTTACGATCTACTACATCTGGAGTGTTATTAGATTCGTCCATTACAACTTGGAAGGCATATAGACCTTGACGCTGTTGTACAGACTCAAGATAAGGATTAACTTGGCTTAAGAACTTGTTACGAGTTACTTGAGTGTTTGGCTCGAACACGATCTGCTCACCTAATTGACCGATATAAGATTTAAGAGCGATCAATAGACGACGTACGTTTACACGATCAAGAGCAGAAGGCTTCTGTTGAAGAGTCTTCTGACCATAGATAACTGTACCAACACCTGGGAAGGTAGCGATTGGGTTAACCTTTCCTTGATATAGAAGGTTACGATCGTTTACACCGATCTTTCTTTCTGGCTGAAGTACAGTTGAAAGAGAACCTCTGTTAAGACCTGCTGGAGCAAACCATTCTGCAGATACTTTATCATTGTATTCGTAAACAGCTGGTACTAATGTAGAAGCTGGAACGAAGTTAACTTTACCAGTTTCGCGTGAACGAATCTGTACCCATGGCCAGTAAGTTGCACCGTATGAGTTGTCATAAGATACAGCTTGACCAATAACACTATTTATTTGTTGACCATATCCAACCATATCAACAACAGCAATATTGTCGCCACGACCTTGAGCTAAAAGTAAAAGATCAGATACTTGAGTTGCAGCGTTTACGCTAGTCAAACCTGGAGCGTAAACAACATTGAAGTCGTACGCATCAGTATTCTCAAGAAGGTTGATAGCTACATTATAGTCAGCAGGGTGAACACCTTGAATGTTAGTTGTTGGAGTTGCTACTGTAGAAGCAACATTTGGAATGTTCTCAAACATGTTAAGAGGAGCCTTTCCAAAAGAACCGAAAATAACTCCTGCGGCACCGCCAAAAGCTCCATTTAATGAACCTGAACCAAGAGTTGGTAGTGACGCTGTATACATATTTTGAGCAACACCAACTTGGTTAAAGTAACCAGGAGTTGGCTGATTAACAGAAGATACACGAACGTACAAGCTATTATTCTGATAAGAACCTGTAGTTTGCAAGTAGTAGTCTCCAGTTGAATCTTGACGAATAGTTTGAGTTTGGTCTCCTATTACGTAAGCAATATAATTATTTTGATTAGGATCTAGAGATAGATTATTCCATGTTTCTAGAATAGTCTTACTATTATTATAGTCATCACCACGACGGATAACAAGACTGAAAACACCAGAACCAGTGTCTACGCCAGTTACTTCCCAACGAACGTTGGCAGAAGAACCAGATGGAAGAGATCCGTTAGTACCTAATGTATTACCGTTTACGTTATTCATTATTGTACCTACAGAAAGAGTTTCTAGTTTAAATGACTCTATTCCGTTAGATCCAGAAACTGATGCTGTTGCTGCTGTATAAGAACCAGAGGCAACTCTAGTTACTAACAAAGACTCACCACCTTGTTCAAAGTAGTTAAGGGCAGCAATAGATGTTAGGTATTCAAAATTAGCACCTCCAGAAACGAACGCAGCACCAAAGATAGCTTTGTACTGTGAGTATGAAGTTACTAATGTTGGAATATTAACTGGACCAATTACTGTAGGACCCATAAGTGCAGCGCCGGCTGCAACTGGACCCGAGGTTATTTGTGATAGATCGTTTTCATTCAAGAAAACTCCTGGGCTAAGAAGTGTTTCGGCCATTTATATGATTTTTATCTAGTAATAAATATCAAAACTTTTTTGAAACACTTTATTGAAATTCTCCAGTCTCGATATTTATGGAGACGTTTCCGTATTTTTCTTTGAGTTCATCTAAGATCTTCGCCTCTCTTTCTTTGATATCCTTGACCTTTTTCTTCTCTTCGTCAATTAAAAGATCGATAGTCATTCTTTGGTAACTAAGTTCACCTAAAGTAGAGGCCACTTCTAAAGCGTCTCTTTTTATTAGCTGAACTAATTGGAGTTCTGTGTCGGTTAGCTTTCCCATAACAATTGTTATTATAAATATGTAAAATGGCCCTCTAATAAAAGAGAGCCATTGTTGTTTATATTAAAAACAAAAAGTCAA